AAGAGCAACTCCGGCCCACTCAGCATTTGTCATCAAGTGCCATCCTGCACCCTTATTTTCTGAATACAATTTCGCTTGGTCAAACGTCAAAGAAGTTTTTGGGTCTTTATATGGCAGACTGTATGCCCTGTCATTCATGACAATGTTTTGATACTTAGAGATAAACACTTCCGGAATTTGAACTCCATCCACGATAAACATTGGATGTGCTGCATCCGCACCGCCTGCAATGACATCTACATTCTTAAAGAGTGGTATCCTAACCAAGATAGAAGGGAGACCCATATCGTCAAATTTAACTGTGTTTTTTCCTCCCGATAGTGCCTCAACCGCCAATTTCATATCATCAAAGTTACTCATTAGTTTGCTCCTCCTTTAGCCCATAAAGTCACTGTTACATTGTCCATATTGAAAGGAATTGGAACTTGCTTCTCCATTGGATTCCCGTCCTCGTCTTCACCATCAATAATGGTGTCATAAGCTCTTGCAGGGATGTCTATTTGTGCAACATACCTTTCATTGATACCAAACATCATGAAGCCAAACTCATTGGTACAGATATCAATATGAACGTCAAAATCCCTTTCATACTTCTCAAGGTCAAGTGTCATTTCTCCTGCAAGTGTGATTTTAGTATCAACTACCTCAATATTAATTTTTTCGCCTTCATTCTTTTCAACGATATTTACCATTTCTTTAATCCCTCCGCTCTTTTAATCGCTTCATGACTCTTTTGAGCCACGCACTCAGCATATTCTCTCGTCTGCTTGTCAGCACTTGAGCTGCTGTGTCCAAAGTCCTTTAAGACCTTGTTTGTCATTTCTTGCCTTTCACTGCTTTTAATGATTACATTCGCCATTATTGAAACATACCTCCTTGGATAAAGCATTTAATTGTTGCACTTGCAGCACTTCCGGTGTACTTGATTTTAAAACCATTCTTTACTTTGTCATAGACAATGATATCTCCGACAATCCCATTGGAGCTGACAACCTCAGTGAGCACTCTATAATTTAAAGTGTCCCTTTCCTTCAGGAGTGCAACGGTTATCTCTGAGTTGTTGAAAGGATACTCCTGAGTATTGGTCAGTGAAATTTCTCTCAGTTCTCCTTCCAAGTCAGCTATGTTTCTTTTGTACTGCATTGACTGTTGAATTAGCACCGAGGCAAGTCCGTCATTTCCAAGAATCCCAGTCTCCATGTTATTCATGTTTGATGCACTAACCGGAGTCCCTTCCTGAATGACTTCTTGTGTCGCTTCATCAACAATATGGTCTTTCCATTGTTTCATGTTATAAGGATTCATTTACGCAATCACCTCCACTTCTACAAACCTATATGCAAAGACCGAGTACAGCCCTTTTGATTGAGGCTTTATAAATTCCCTTTCAGCAAGAGCTATCACATCACCGTCCTTGTCAACTAAACTGATATTACTGACCGTTCCTGAGACTGTGTCATCCAAGTACACAAATACTTTTATGAGGTTTTGGTCTATCTCCGTCTTGAAGATATCAACCTGTTTTTGCTGTCCGTTCAACAGATAAGTTGCATGTGACAACGAATCTTGCAGTCTCAAGAGCTGCTTGTCAATTCCTGTCTGAGTTAATGTTTTCATGTTTCGAGCCTCCTTTAATTCGGATATTGTCCTGCTTTTATTTGATTACAAAGCGGATAACTGATTGTATTACCTTCAAACTCTGTCTCTGTCTGCATTGTTGAGCTTTCCTTCTCAAGCTGCACAAAGTCTATTTCCTGATATAGCTCTTCGGATGCAGCAAGCTCTCCGGTCAGAGGATAGGAGAAGCTGCCTTCATTATGGGATGATTCCTCATTCAAAGTCGTGCTGAGCAGATATCCGACATTGTCATTATTATAAGGCCACACTCCACAAAGAAGATTGTTGCATAAAGGATATTTTGAAAAGCCACTCTTGAAGCTTGACCGGATTTCAATTTGAGTAGATTCCTCAATCCCATAGGCAGGCAAGCCACTTGAAGGCTTAACCTTCATAATTTCTTTGTCAATGATAGTGATATCGTTGATTCCACTTTGTTGTTTTGATGACAGATAAACCGTAAACTCAGCCCATCTACTTGGGTCATGTATATAAAACGGCTCAATCTTTGATTGCTCATACCCAAGAGCTTTAAGGGCAAGAAGCATACCTTCATAAGTTCCTGCTTGCTCGGCAATGATGTTTTTCATTGAGAGCCTCGTCCTATAGTTTTCAACACTTTCTCCTTTAAGTCTTTTCATTGCCCTGTCTCGGCCATGCTCTTCAAGCATTTTCTCACTTGCACTGACAATCATTGATTCTTCTCTGACTCTGAATATATCTTGCTTTGTTTGGTCAAAGAGTTTTCCAAACACCTTGAATAATATATAAAACTGATTCTTCGTCTTAGAGACCTTCTTAAGAGGGCCAACTAATAAGTAATACATATAATCTTGAAATTTTTCAAACATATTATTGCACCCTCTCAACTGTGATATTCAGCTCTCCAAGTATAATTACCTTGTCATTGCTCAAGATTACATCATCAGCAGGGGAGAGAATATCAGCCTTTTTATAAACCTGTATATTTTTCTTCAGGTTGTAAATTATTTCATCTCTGTAGAGTTTATTGAGTTCTCTGTCTTTTGAAATTCTCAACAAGTCTATAATGACAGCTTCAGCCCTTTCTTTGATTCCCTCGTCGCTTGCATCTTCAGCAATATATATTACAATTTCAATGTCTTGCTCGACAGTCTCTGAAGATTTTATGAGTAAATTGTCGTAAGGGCCTTTTATTGTATTTGCAGCTTCAGCAACCTTATCAAGTAGCCCCTGAGTTGCAGTTCCAGCAGTGGAAGTTACTATTATATCAACGGTTCCTTGACCTCTTGGATGTAGGTCATCCACCCTTACGAACAAGACTCCGTCTACAGCCTCACAAACATTTTTGTATTTGTCACTAATCGGCATAGTTGAGAGTTCAGCCCATGAGTTAAGTATCCTCGCTCTTAAACTCTCAATATCCTCTAGGTCGCTTCCTTCTTGGATAAGCCAATCAGCAGGGTTGTATATTCTGTCAATTCCTTCTATATGGGTAAGAGACTTTTTAATTTGCCCTTGAGGCACATTGTATTTAGAGCCTTCTTTTTCAGCTTCAACAAGTACTTTTTGACTTAGTGAATCCTTTTGAAGAATTGTTTCCTCAAGAACTAAATACCTAAGCTCCTCACCGTTTATATCCTGCTCAGTTTTAAAAATATCTCCTTTTGCAATCTTTACAGCTTCCCCGGGAGCATCTCTTTCAATAATGATGTTACCCCTTGCTTTTGTAGGTCTCTTCCTTTTTTTAGAGAAGTCTGCTGCCTTGAGTTCCAGCCATATTCCTTCAGCATGTGAAACAAACATGTTATTAAGCACTTTCCTCAGGAGTTTTACGATTTCAATTCTTATCTGTATCAATATCATGAGCAGAGTGTAAAATATTCCACCCGTCCTGAAATTAGTTATAACAAAACCTTCATTCTTAAGTTCTTCTTCTATAGAGTTTTTTAACTCCTCTCTGTCCGGCACTGGTAGTATTCCATCCAGTATTTTTTCATCTATCATTACACCATCACCACCTCAGCCTTGACTCTATCCAGTACAACATCAAGATTATACTGTCTTGAATCATTAATTAATTTAAAGGTTACTTTAGCCGTTATCTTGTCATCTTCAAAGCTAAGCTCTGTCTTAATTGTTTCATGGTTTATCTCTTCACGCCTTGAGAGTTTCGTCCTGATTCTTTGTTCAATTTCAACTCTTGTCAATTCCTCATCCTGAGTTTGAATAAAATCTAGGAGAGACCATCCCCAAGCTTCATCATAAAAGAGCTCACCTTCTTGAGACAGTGCCTCAAGTCTAATATCTTGAATAAGACAATCTGCATTTGAGAGTAGTGGAGCGTCCCCATTAGCAGCGGCTGTAAGCTGCCAGTTATTATCGAGTTTTATATCAGTATCATGTAGCCCAGCCATTAAACCACCTTCCCAACTATATAAACATTTAATTGACCATATAAGAGCAGAATCGCAACAGTATCACCATTCTCAAGTGCAATCTTGGATTTAACTTCAGGTATTTCAGGAAACTCTTGATTTATTCCTTTGTTTTCGTCAAGTATTTTGAGATTATATACATAATGGTCAGCTTGCTCCTGAACTTTTGTGACTCTTGCCAGCACAGCAGGAGGGAGGGAGAAATGCTGATAGTTCTCCTTGATATGCTTTTCAAATACATTTTTAATCATTTGCTCTAACATTTTTCTCCCTCCCTAAAAATAAATATATGTCCTTATGAAGCCTGTTTCGTTAGTTGTAAAAACAACTTTCTTAGTCTCAAATTCTCCTGATATTTTCGGATGCCTTATAATGATCTTTTGTGAGTGCTTGATAAACGGAGTTGATACCGTCTCAAGTTCCCAAACTCCTCCGAGTCTATCAAGAGATATGATATTGACTCCATACTCAAACTCGTATATCTTGCTTTGTTCCGGCTTTTCTCCCCAAAAGAATGCTCCTCCTGAGAAATAAAAATCCTCTTTGATTTTCCATATAGAGTGGATTTCTTCAATGACTGAAATGACACTCTTTTTATATATTGGTACAACTTTCTTTTTAGGATATGTTTTAGTAGATATCTTCATATTTGTGATTCCTGCTTTATTCAAGCAGAAGCTCAATATCTCCTGAGGAGTTGCATTTAGGAAGGTATTTGTTATATATGTCTCTTCCAGCAGTATCATATCATCCTTCAGGATGATTTCATTCGAGTAGCTACCTTCATTCACCGGATTCATAACATAACCTTCAAAAACCTCATCAAAGACACCATTGTATCCTAGCTCTATCAAAGCTTTATCTTTTTTATTAAGAACTACCTTTTCATTGAACTGTTGAGTAAATCTCACCTTTGCCCAATCAAAGTATGACTCCTTGGATGAGTAAACCTCTATTTCAATTCCTTTTTGAAAAGCATAGCTCCCAATTCTTGTGTTTATTTCAGGATAAAAAAGTTCGCTTGTTTCCACTTAATCACCTCACTTAATAAGGCATTGCTGCAATTCTATTTCTAAACTGTTGAGTACTTGCATTGTCTACCGCTGCCGTTTTCTCTGTCTTATTACTTAGTTTAGGAGCTGTTCCTCTGTTATTCAGGTAGCTTTTATATTCTGAGGATAAATTCAATGCAGAGCTTGAGTTTGCTTGTTGAGCAGTAGAGGAGCTGCCTGTGCTTTTCTTGGCCGTGATTGTTATAGGGATGTACTCCCAAAACTCAATCATGACGGATAGTTCGTCCTTCTTGTTTTGCTCTTTAGTGGTTAAGTTCTTAAAGAGAACTTTTGTTATTCCTCTTGCTGCTGTATGCTCATTAACTATTTCATAAATTATAGGTTTTTCTTGCCCGTTCTTCTTGAACAGGTTTTGAATGATTTCGAGCTTTTGAAGCTTTGTAAGTTCAGGGCCGTCATAGAGGATTAGCTCTACAGTAATCTTGGCATCCTCATATCCTGTAGCTTGTTTTGGTTTTGTGCTCCTTCCTTCAACTTCCTGCTCTTCAATAAGTGCATCTCCTTTTATTTCAATGCTTTTAAATACCCCGGGAAGAATAACCCCTCCGACTTTTATTGTACTTTCATCAAAATATATCAAAGATTATCCCTCCCCAGCAGGCACTAAGTCACTTCCGTTGCTATTTGTGTAGTCTTCAATCTCTTTTAATAACTTAAATAACATTGGAAGGTCTTTCAATTTGCTAATATCTACCTGAACGATAAGTTTTTTAATAATTGTTCCGTTTTCCTTTTCCTTGGAACTTTCTTTTTCCTTAGAGCTCTCCTTGGATATTTCTCTTAAGCTAATCTTTCTAATCTCATCTTGAGCTGTTATATTTGCACTTGAGAATCCTCTGTCTGAATCATCAGGAGTTATGTCTCCTATGCCTGTAAAAGCTCTCTCAGTTACTTCAGCTGGAAGATTTTGAGTCTGAATCATTCCACTTGTGATAGTTTCAAAGACTCTTCTACCTGATAAGGTAAGAGAGGAGAGAGGCCCTTCTTTTGCATCCGAGAAAGGAAGTAGCTTTCTAATCTTAGCCAATCCACCTTTAACGGCTTCAATTGGAGCTGATATTGCACTCTTTATCCCTTCAGTAAAAGTTGTTAATATCTTTGAACCTGACTCTTTAAACCAAGCAAAAGTCCCGGTTATAAAGTCCTTAATCCCTTGGATGCCGTTTGTAAATGTTTCCTTAACTCTTATCCAAAGGTTGCTAAAAAATGCAACTATTGAATCCCAATTATTTATAATCAACATTGGAATGCCAATGAAAGGCATAAAAGCAGCTATTGCTATTTGTAGCCAAGTAGGCATACCTGAGAATAAGTTCCTAATCCAATCAAACCCAGCCTTAATTCCATTTACAAACCCATTCCATACACCTTGTATCCAAGCAACTACAGAATCCCAATTTTTCCAAAGAAGTATTAGGGCTGCTATCAGAGCCACTATACCAATGACTATCCATGTTACAGGGTTAGCCAATAGAGCTGCTGTAAAAGACCAAACTGAAGCAATGAGACCCGGCATTGCTGTTACTGCTGTTGTAATTGCTTGTTTTGCCATTGAAGCCATACTTATAACAAAGTTCTTGATTGCTGTCGCTCCATTTACAATGGCAGCTTTGCCCATTGTAATAATAGATGTCGTAACATTTTTAACCCCAGTAACTGCCGTTGAAGCCAAACTCCTCATATTTCCAAAGCCTGCCTTGATTGCATCCCCAGCATACATGGCATATATCTGTATAGTTTCAAATCCACTTTTCAGATTCTCAAGCCCTGTCCAAAAGCTACTTGCCATCATGGCCGTTCTTGTAAATATCAGTCCAACTCCACCAACTACAGCAATGAAAGTGCCTAAAACTCCTAAGGTAATCCCAACCGTCATGACTATCAAGGCTATAATCTTGACAAGTTGCTGATTTCGTTCTATCCAGCCACTTATACTTTCAAGAATTTCACTTCCTTTGCCAAGGAGCATGTTTACAGTAGGGAGGAGCTGATTTCCTATTTCCTCATTGACATTCTGTATTCTTTGCTGTAATCTCATATACTTCTCAGGCTCAGTTTCATTGATTGCAGAGGCCATATTTTCAGCTATAGAAGTACCTTGTGCCATTGAGTCATATAATGTTAGTATATTGCCTTGAAGATCGCCTGTTTTATTGTAAAGTAAATCAATCAATGCAACTGCCTCATCAGTTCCAAAGGCTTTTTGGAGTTCCATTTTTTCAGCAGCGTCCATTGTCTCTCCAAATTTTCCTTTGAGTAACTCCAATATTTCCGGCATAGAAAGGAGCTGATTATTGGCATCCGTGAAACTTAATCCTAATTCTTCTCCTGCTCTTGCAGCAGACTTAAGGAACGCCCTATATTTCGTTCCAGCTTCACTTCCTGACATTGTTGCCTGTAACATGCCAAGGATTGAGAGCTGCTCTTCAAGAGGTACATTTGCAGTAGTAGCAGAACCTCCTAAACTCTGTATTGCTTGAGCCATTCCTGAGCCTGAAGTCTTAAAGACTCTGATTGAATCGGATAACCCAGCAGAGAACATCTCTGCAAACTCAATATCGCTCAAATCTTTATAGAAGTCTTTATATATACCATATCCAGTAGCAAACAAGGAGGTCATTTCATCAATAGTAGCCTTTGTTGCTTTAGCAGTAAGTCCTGCAATCTTCGTATATTCTGCAACTCCCTCATCTGATAGAGAGGCAATACCACTCTTTATACTATAAGCCGCAGTGAGGAAGTCCGCTTTTGTTGTTCCAGCCCATGTATCAGAGAAGCTTCTTGCTGCATCTTCAAGAACTTCTAAATCTCTAGTTCCAAGGGAGCTAAGTTCTCCAAGAGCTCTTCTTGTATCAAAAGTAGCCTTTACGGGAGCAAGCACTGCATTTGTTATCTGTGCTCCAGTTCCTGCCATTGCAACTCCTGTTTTTGCCATATCTCCAAAGCTTTGATTCATCCTTTGGATTTTGCTGACAGAGCTATCTACATTAGAACTAACCCTTGCCATTGGGCCAGATAAATTGTCAATCATGTTCACTATTACACTTAGTTTGAAAATAGTATCTAAGCTCACACTATTTTTCACCCCCTGTTAAAATTTTCTATATAGTGGTATACTAAGAAAAAGGAGGTCTTTTGTATGTTAGTAGGTATCTTATTTGCTTTAAAAGTCATTATCTTTGCTGTCTGTGCTGGAGCAGTGATTTCCTTCCTTGTCTTTGTTCCCTTAACTATCTATGTCATTCCATATTGCTTATGGGTAGGCTCTCAAAATACTGTTGGCAAACATAAAGACAAGAAGAAGGAAAGTGTCTTCAGGTCTGTAAGAAACGCTACAATTCTATACAAAAGTTGGATTACGAGAAAAAAACCGACCTTTTAAAAAGGGCCGGTTTTTTTATTCTTCTGAAAATACTTCCGAGATAGCTCTTGCAACAACATTTTTCTCAAGTTGTTGAATATATCTAGCCTGAGCTAATGCTCTCAAAAACTCATCAATATCCATATCTCCAATGTTTTTCTTTAGAAAAGCAGGAGGTAAGTATCTATAAATTTCAAGCGAACCGGCCTCAATGAAATTATTGCTTACCTCGTGGAGTTGCTCTTCTAAAGCAGCTTTAAATTTATGTCTTTAGATAACCCTAACATGTTTAATAGTTTTTCTCCAACACTTAGAGCAAGAGCAGGGTACTCATCAAGGTCAGAATCAAGCTTGAATGATTGCTCCTCGATAATATTATCCATTACAAAATTTCTAAGTGCTTTTGTTGGGCTTTGAGAAGTGCTCTTTACATATCTGTCATAGGATGCTGTTGTTGGCTTCTTAAAGAAGTACTCCAGTTCAACAGTTGTTGAATCATCAGGCTCAATTGTCACGCAGACACGGTATAACTTATCGTATTTTGCCTTATACTGTTCGACCTCATCCTTTGTATTCTTTATATCCTTGATAGGCTCTTGAATAACTTTGTTTTCGTCTTTCATTTCAATTTCCTCCTATTTGACAATTATTTTGAGACTAACTCTTATTAAACGGGTCTCAATCCGTCTCTTACAATACCATTGACAACGATAAAGTCTATATCAACCTTCAAAGATTTATCTCCTTGGGCATTCTTTTGACTTACCTTAGTAAAAGTAACAGTGTCAAGCTCATCAGTTTTAGTCTTTGAGGTCTCGTTTGCATAGCTTACAATGATTTTGGGTATTACAAGCTTATACAGAGAAACATCTCTCCTTTTACAATAAGCAACTAGATCGTCAAAATCATCTTTTAATAAGCTTAATTTACCCTCCGACTTGTAGTTTCCTGTACCGTAACCCCTTGGCCTGTTTCCTTTGCCGTATACAGCTTCCTTTTCAAGTTCGTCATCATAGGAAATTTCCTGAACTTCTAAATCAAGACCCGGAAGTTTAACTGATACATCTGACCAGTCATAGCTTTTTCCATTAATTATCGCCATCTATTATCCCTCCTTACTGTTGAGTCCTAAATGGATTTTCCATTCCTATGTCAAGAGCTATTTCCCTTAAGTATCCTTTAGGAACATACCTGACTATGAGATTGAGTTTTTCTGTTGCAAGGATATCCTGTCCCTCAGGAACAACAACTCTGACTGAAGATATTTCCTTATCCCTAACCATTTTGTCTAGTGGAGTTTGAATGAATTTTGCCACTGTTTCAAGACTACCTTGAACATCATCCATATCTATGTCACTCTGTAACTCCTGAAGAGCTTGCTTTCTTGTTTCTTTGAGTATTTTATTTTTTACTCTTACATGCTCAGCGTACTTATAATCTGAACCCTCAGGGCACATCATTCTTGCATTTGTTACATAGAATCCTTCAGTTCCTTCATACTTCCTGAAGGTAAGATATTTAGTCTCATCAAGTATGAACAAATAATCTTCAATCCCTCTTGGAAGTAACTCAAGCATTTTGTTTTCAGGAATACTGAAGCTCCTAACTTCACCAATGGACTGTTGGACTTTTGCCTGAGAATATAAACCGCATACAATACCAGCATTATTGATGTCCTTTGTAGTTCCGTCCATTCTTGTATATAGTGACCTTGCAGCCACAATCTGAATATCATAATTTTGAAGTCCTTTTCTTTCATCTACAAGGTACTGAACATATTGGTCAAGATTCTCTTCTTCAGTGATATTTCTTGCCTCAAGTACAATAAATAAAGGCTTTTTATATACACTTGAAAATCTTTCAACCTCTGTAGATATGGCAGCCCAAAGAGCCTTTGTTGACTCTCCAACGATATGAACAAATTCAAAAGGATAGCTCATAGTCCTTAATTTATCTACAGCAGTTAGTACATCCTGATTAGTCATTTGAGGAGCTTCTGTTTTCACAGTGTAAGTATCATCAATCTTGAATGAGTCATTTTTGTTGTCAGCATCCTCGCTAAATTTGAACTTCAGGCCAGTATCAGGGATATCAAGTTCTCCGTTAAGTGCAAGAGTTAATTCATCAGAGAATGAATATCCTCCGTCTACTGAATACCTTAAAGCTGCCTCATTGAAACCTCCAGCTCCTGTAAACTTAACAATGATTTCATAAGCATTGTTTGGCTTTCCTTCAACAGTACAATTTCCAAGCCCTGTCCCGTCCTTAACTACCTCCCCGACACTTCCTTGAACTGAAGCTTCTACAGGCAGACAGTAAATCAAATTGGAACCATTTTCGACACTGTCCATGCACGCATCAGCAAGAGGGGAGAGTCCTAATTTTTCTTTAATTTTCTTTGCATCCATATTGCCTGTAATAACAATTGGCACATCTGACACGATAGGGGAGACTCCTATTTTTACATGAATACCTTCTCCTTTAACGCTATCAGAGCCAAGTCCGCCGTCAGTAATAGTTGCATTTACATCTCTAAGCATTCTTTTTCACCTTCTTTCCACCCATTGGAGACTTAAGAAAGTTATTCAAAGCATTCTTGTAGTCTTCCTCAGTCACTGCTTTTCCTGTTTTCCAGTTTTCAGCAGCCTTTATGCCTTGAAATACAGTTTCAGGCGTTTTATTCTTCTCCTTCAGCTCTTCAATGCTGAAGAGTTCAGGAGGAGTTGAAGCAGTTTTTTTATTCGTTGACATTGTCATCCTCCTTTGTCTCAAGAGATTGTTCTATTTCTTTTATTGAGCCAAGTGCAGAGTCTTTGTATAAACCACCCTTAAAAGTGATTTTAACTTGTACTGCAATCTTTGCTTTCAGGATACTATCATTTTCATCCACCCAGTCAGCATCTTCTACTTCAATTGGCGTAAAGTTACCGTCAATTACGATTCCTCTGTCAAGTAGGGTAATGAACTTCTCAAAGATAGTCTCGCACTTGCTCTCTTCA